AATAGGCAAAGGTCTGCCTATACCAGTGCTACTAGGAATAAATTCATTAGTAAAATACTGGTTATAGTCATTTAAGCCATATCTTGTAGGTTCATCTACTGCTCTAGAAGTACAGAAAAACATTCCGCCTGTTAGCCCAATACACTTTTTATAATTTCTGTTGTCTGTGACAAAGTCATCAGATGGCAAATCATATGTGTTCTTTATACCTTCAGAGTCTTCTACAGAATCTACATCGCAAAGCAAACGCCTGTAGATATGATATACGAAAGGACTTTCTATAATAAACGTATCGTCTGGATTATTTACATTTACCATTTTAACATCATCGCGCAATATGTATTTATTGTCAGGGTCACTAACAGCCCACTGCTTTTCTGATTGATACAGCAGGGTATTATCTGAATTTCTATATAAACGTATCCAATACATAGTAGAGCTTCCATCTACTAATTCCATTTTGCACATGTAACCTGGATTCCATTTACTCCAATATCCGTTTGTTCCAGCGTATACTCCATTAACATCAGAAATGCTAGCATTTCTTATATAAAACTCATTTCCTGCTTTTATATAAGAAAAATAATACTTGTTTATCAAGTCATTATGGTTATCGATTGCTTCATTTACGTCATCTTCCCAGTATATGCCGCCAAAAAAATTAGATATTGAATTGGCACCTCTTACATAAACCTGCATTAAAGAGCGTTTATGCAGGTTTATTCTTGATATAGCTGGAGCAAGTTTTATAAGGTCATAAGTATTTTCATATTTATTAACCACATCATTATATTCATCGAGAGCTGTTGTTTTAAGCTCACATGACTTTTTTTCATAGTCAAGCTTACAATCCGTTTTATTAAATTCACCTTTATAATACTCTATCCATTTACCAGAAGTCCTATTGTATTTATCTATAATAAGTATCATCTGGTCTTCTAGACTTGAATTGCGCACAAGCTCGTAATCACTCCCAAACAGATTTATTTTACCATCAAGTGAAATACGGAAAAATTCTTGCCCACTTTCTTTAGCATATTTCTTATTAAGCTCTTTATAATGTGGATTTACTTCTACTTTATCACCACCATTCTTCGATATGTAAAATTTATATTTTGGAGGTATCATATCTTTAATTCTTTATAATTCGTTTAACATTTTTATGCTGAATAACTACTGTGCCGTTAGGTAGTGTATAATATTTAGTTTCGCT